TTACTGCATTTCAATTTTCCTAGTGAAACACGAGATAAAAAAATTTAACGACTATAAACATTAATCTTTTATACATCTTAAAATGAAGCCATTTTTATAGCTACCGAATTTACTTTCTCCAAAAAATCGTCCAACTGCTTCCGTCCCAATATTGATATGATAGTTCAGATTCATTCATCACTAAGGCGTAATAGCTTTCAGATTTTTTGTCTGGATAGAATCGGATGAGGGTGTTCTTATTTGAGTCTTTTTGAAACGAAATTTTTTCAAAATTTTTGAACTCGAACTTGCTGTTTAGTGAAGAAAGAGCCCCCGTCACGCTGCCGTCCCCGATGGCTGAGATGTCGGTTGTACCGAGCATCTTATACAGGTAGCGTAAGTTTTTAAACATCGTCGAAATTTTTTTTAAGATTGAGGCGTGTTTCTCACCGGATGACAGCGCCGCCACGTCCGTCCATGCGGTAATCTTAGATGTATCGTCTGTATCTTCGGATGTAAAAGTGGCGGTGTTATCTTTTGAGTCACCGTCGACGGAAAGCTTCGTTTTTAGGGTTATTTCAATATCTTCTATCTGTTGGATGGTAGGAGTGGCGGCCGGATCCACTACAACAGTAATCTGGTTGGATTGTTCAACGCGGATGTTTGCCCTGATTGAAATACCACTTACCATTTTCCCTGCGAGTTCCGGCATATATGACGGATTGTCATCCGTTGCTACTCCGAACAGGATTTCATTTTCATCAGAATCTTTTGCATAAATTCCCAACGTCCGGATATAATATCCTTTTTTTACATCTGTGTTGTCAAATGAAGCCAGAGCTTCTACAGTGGTGTCATTCTTTCTTGTTATTTTGGATATCAAGGATGTCTGCTGTATGTCGAGCAGTTCTGTCAGGTTCTCCAAATTGCTGCCTGAATAATCTTTTGACGATAACGAAGCTTTTGTGAACGTTGCAGTAGACGTTTTTTCCAACAGCTTCGCAATCAATTCATTTCCAGCATTTGTAATTATTATGTCATTCATCTCTGATTCACTCCTTTCGCGTATCTATTCCAATTATTATGTCCGTCACGACCGTTCCCGCCCGGTGCACCGTTCCTGAAGCAACTGCCTCCATTTTGTTGGTGCCGACAAAGACCATATTGCATGGCAGGATGCTATTAAGCATATTCTCCAATTCTTTCACCTGATCATACATGCTTAAGCTTGCCGTGATGTCAATCCTGTATTCATCAAATTTCTTCGTCAATTGAAAGTCATTGTCTCCACAAATGGCAACCATTTTTTCCATCAACGATTTCCATGTGTACGGCAGTTGTACAAACCACCTTGACTGCACCCTTAGCTTTCTGCTTTCCAGCGTATCCTTTTTCTGGGGTGTGATGTTCAACATTTGTTCAAATCGCGTTATTCCGTCCTCATCACAGGTTAAAATAAACTCATTGTATAGGACACGGTCTGCAGCATTCCACACGACTTCGAATTCAGTATCTTCAGAATTCATGATTTCCGCCAGCTCTTTGTACTCTGTTAAGTACTGCGGAAGATAGGAAGATAGATTCGTTTTTCTGGTCATGTCCCTACTCCTCCCAATACCGGCACCTCATAGTCGCCTAAAATAAGATTCTCCTGCTCCCCATTGATTTTTGTACCACTTATATCTTCAATCCCGTCAATGGCAAGCAGCCTTGATTCAATCTGACTTATTCTTACTGTGAGTGAGTCAGAATCTTTCCAGGCCTTCCTTAATTCCAGCAGATACCCATCAACCGCATTGTCAATATCCTTCTGAAGATTATCCCAACTGTATCCCTCGTCAAAAGTGAGCCCCGTTTTTATATTGATTTCGACCTGTTCGGCGCTTTTTACCATAACCACATGCCCAATCGGGGCAAGACCATATCCTTCACCAGCATAATCAGACGGATCAATTTCTTTTTGGACTTTCTCTACCAGTGTGCTGCTTGCCTCGTCATAATCAGAATTCAATACTGTAAGCAGAACCGTTCCTCCGGTCGTCAGTTTTTTTTCCAGTGCGGCATTGAATACGGATGTCAGCCACATGGCAACTTTCTGATCCAGTGATTCAATTATGGATTTATACCACGATATTACCGTCTCGTTTGGAATTAAATCTGCCGGCCGTATATCAGAATTCCAGACTCTTGTCACTTTGACACTCCCGACTCCCGGAATTGCATTTGTCTTTTCGAGATAGTCGTTCCTGTTCCCTCCAAATGCCTTTTCTTCAAAAGATTCAAAGTATCTCGCTCTCAATGCCTCTGTATCCTCTTCATCCTCTCCCGGGATCAGTACCTCGGTCAATTCCGCCGTTTCCAACCCATCAATGTATTCCATCGGTATCATTGTTCCGAGATTCTGATTGCCTTCAATTCCCGAGCTTTCACACTGTACACGATATTCACCGCCCGTAATCTTTTCTGTGACAACGTAGTTCAATGTACCTAGATTAAACCTTTTCCCGGTCACGTCGATGTCCGCAGGTGTGAATACGCCTTTCAGTACGGCATTGCTTGCTTCATACGGGGTAATGCCCCGTTCCATGCACCGCAGAATCAGAAAATCCCTGGATGCCGTGTCCCCGTATGCCTCCTTGATGATATTGTCCAGTTCTATGTATAGCAGCTGAAATTCAACGGATGCCGGGGATAATGCATCATAGATCACAGATCCTTCGCGTTTGTCGAATTTATCCGGGACTGCATCCAGCATCCGGTCCAGTATCACGTCATATGTCGTATCTTCATACATCAGATATTCACCTCTCTTTCTACCTCCGCATCTCCAAATATGGTATGCACCGTGAACGCCACATGCACCACGCCTTTTTTTGATGTATCAAATTCAAAATCCGAAACACTCTCTATTCGTTCATCCATCAGCAATGCCTCCGATATCCTCCTTTCAAGTTCCGGACATACATAAGTGGCAGGTTCCCCATATAGGTCAAGCGTTTCTATCCCGTAGTCCCAACTGTATATGATATATTGATACCGTTCTGTAAGTAGTATCTTGTAAATGGCCTGCTTCATCGCTTCCAGTCCTTCCACATATCCGCAGACCCGGCCAGTTTCACCATTCAGTTTATACGCGTCGGTTGGTTGTGTTTCCAGTTCAAAATCTTCGTCTGCAAATGCAGTGCTCGACGGTATCATCCTTTTCTGTCCACCACAATATATTTCTGACCACCCTGCTCACGTACAAGGATTACTTCATCACCCACAACCAACCCATTGTGAACCGTGATTTTCTTCCTTCCCTTTATTGCATGCGCGTGTGCGGCAAATGCATCATACATGCTCCCGCCTTCTTTTTCCTCAGTATCCCAGTTTACCGTTATTTCCACTTCATGGTCCGTAACATTATGCCCGAGCACAAGCTGTGCCGGTCCCAGCTCCGTTTTCTGGTCTATTCTGATGCTCAGCGGCTTCGTCCCTGTCACCTTTCCAAAACGTGTCTCTACAAGTTTCTCCGCTTTTACCGCCGCTACCGCTACTCTTTTTATTGTATTCATCAGTTCCGTTACATCAGGCAACAAACTCACCTCCTCTAAGTGTCAGGTCCATAAAATGCTGGTCCTTTTTAAACGTATGACGGGCCTTTTCCACCATCATAAAATTGCAGAGCTTTACATCGCCGAGGTTCATCATTACCGCGACCATGCTTCCCGCCCTTACGCGTGTATCACCAAACGCATTCGTAATCTTCAAATTTCGTGTTTTCTGGTTATACAGTTTAAGAAGCGCATCCGCTTTCGCCTGACCGTTTTCTCCTTCTGACAGGGTGTCAAAATACTGCAGGATTCCCCACTTGTTCATATTCGCGGAGTCCTGTGCGATATACACCTCCCTCTTCAGTGTGTCACTGTTGTCATATGTCAGCTTGACCTTGTTATAGGTGTCGCTGTCAATGCTTGACGTATAATCGTAATTTTCCCCGGTTTCCTCATCGATGACCAGATATTTTCCATTCTTAACTACATACATGGAGGATATGTTCCTGAGTGCCAGTTTCCCGAAATCATCGTACAGTACGAACATTTCCCTATTGTTCTGCAGCGTTAGATCCAGAGCATTCTCGACCATATCAAAAAGCGAAGTATTCTCCTCCAGCCGTGACGCGATCACAAATTTGGTGTCCTCTATGACCCCTGTCTGCAGCGAAAAATCCGATGCTAACATCTTCAGAAACTGTGATGCCGTCTTATTTTCGTACTTGTATGTATCCTTATTGTTCAGATAGCGTAGCTGATCGTATGCCGTCACCGTAATGATCTGGTCCCTGTCGCGCTTCTGCGTGAATACAAATCCGTAGAATACCTTTTTCCCGTTAACCTTCAGCCGCACGGCTGATCCCTCTGTAAAAGACAGACGGCTGTCCCTGACCACTTTGAACGTCAGCTTCCCCGGTACGCTTCTTCGTTCCGTTGTCCATTCGATTCCTTCCTGCACTGCCGGTTGGTACAGCTTTTTCCCATCTGCGCTGCTTACCAAAAGTTCCACCTTCATCTGAAACACACCTTCCTTTTATATGCTGATCTGTTTATTGTCTCCATCCATG